TCTCTTTTTTGGAGCGGAAGATTTCCTTTGGTTATAAGTAGGAGTGATATTTGGAAAGGTCGCCATTTACCTTAATAAACCTCCAGGTCTTCTCTGCTTTATTAATTCTGATTGTATCGCAATTGCTAAAGCATCACCAAATTTTCTGGCAGATTCAGGATTACTTTCAACAGAAGAACCAGATGCATCCACATTTACAACTATATTTGTAGAACCTCCAAGGGCATCATTTGGTGTAACCTTTCCTGATACTCCTGGAGTAAATAATTCTGGACCTTTTTCTCCTACTATATAAGATTTACCTGCTTTTGCTGGACCACCTGTAGCTAATCCTGGAAGACCAAAAGCACCTAGTATGCTAGTAACACCAAACTGTACAAGTGATCTTCTTAATTGTGCAAAAACACTACTAGCTATTTCACCTAAACTCTTAGTTCCTGTAATAGCACTATCTATAGCATCGACCAATCCATCTCTTACCGTTGATCCGATTTGGTGATAAAGTGCTTCTAATTTTTCTAGTTGATTTATTTGTACTAATTGCTTTTCTAACTCTACTTCACTTAAATCAGTTCCTTTCTTTTTAAAGTCAGCTATTTTTCTTTCAAGTTCTGCTTTTTCTCTGCCTACTTCTAAGGATCTGTTAAGAAAGTCTATACGCTCTTGTAAACTAGCTGCAATCGTTGGATCACTTGCTGTCGTAAATGCACTTTCTCCTCCTCCTATACCCTCGGCTAAAGCTTGAGCTATTGTATCTGCTTTTCCTGCTACAGTTAATTGTTTGCCTATAGTTTTGCCTTTACCTCTTCTTACTTTATCGGTCATGTTTGAAGCAGCTATTTCATCAAATCTTTCTAAATCTGTTCCAGACAAACTATCTCTAAAATTCTTAAATTGTGAAGGTACAGTAAATGTTTTTAATATTGTATTTAAAGCATTTATAGCAGGAAGTATTACTTTAGCTAACACGGCTTGTAGAGAAGCTCCTAGCTGTCCAAAAGTTCTAGCTAATTCTTTCGAAGATTTACCTAATGCCTGTACTCGCTGCAATCCATCTTTTCCAAGAGTTATAGTTAATTCTTGAGTAAGTAACTTAGCTAATTCTTCTTGTTTACCTAATTTCTTAAGTGCTGCTGCTCTTTTTTCGGTTGCTTCACTACTAAATAATGACTTTTCCGTAACAGTAGCCAACGCTCCATCTATATCCTGTAATCCTTCTCCAAATTGTCTCACACCGCTTATAGCGTTTGTTATTGTCTGAAGTGCTGCTGTGGCTGCAATACCTCCTGCAAAACCACCCATTTGTCCGAACATTCCACCGATACCACCACCAAGACCACCAGCCAGTGCTCCTATTGGTCCCTGACCAAACAATAATGGAAAACCTCCACTTATTAATGCACTTTGAGTATCAAACCTTCTAAGTAAGTTTGCTCTTGTATTTGGACTAGACCCTGCTCTACCTCGCAATAGTTTCCCAGTTCTCTTATCAAAGTTAAGACCCATACTGGTAGGACCCATTGCTGGACCCTGCATAGGTGCTAATTGTGGTCCTATACCGCCTGGGCCTATAGTCGCAAACTTACCCGAAGCTAACTGTTTTTGAAGTTGAGTTTGTTTTGCTAATTGTTTGGTAGTTTCTTGCTCTGCTTTTAATTCTTGTACTGCTAATTTTCTTTGAATTTCTGCTGCCTTAAATAACTTTTGATTGTCTAAAACAGCAGCCCTTCTTATATGTGCTCTTGCTTTATCTACTTTTAATCCTTGCTCTTCTTGTTTCTGTATTAAGTCTCCTATCTTACGGGTTTGGATCATAGATGCCCGTTGAGCATCCTGCATTTTTAGTTTCTTTTCTTCTAATTTTTGTGTTTGGGCAGATATTTTTAACGGTTTTGCTAAATTTTGTCTAAAAGTAGCTACTCTTTTTTCGAGTCCTTTTAATTTACCTTCTACTTTTGAGGTATCTAAGGTTATATTTACGCTGTAATTTGAACCAGCCACCAAAAATTAGTCAGATACTAAAAGTTTAGCGTACTTTACGAAATTGAGCTTGTTTTCGTGCGTCATCGTATGCTTTTTTCTCTTGTTCAGCTTTTATTTGAAAATAAGCATTCCAAGCAAACAGTTCTTGGGTTGACATTTTCTCTCTTATTTCCTTGTGTGTATAGCCTAGCTTTTCTGCTATAAAAAATTGTAAAAATACGAAACTATCTTTTTCTAACTTAGCTTTTTACGGCATCGGGGCTTTCCTCCTCGCCCACTCCTTGCATTTTAGTCATTACATCTAGTAAAACAGATAAAGGTATCTCTCTTCTAAGTGCTGGTAAATCTCCTGATACAAACATCTTCGCACCTGTTTCATCTTCTGCTTTTGTAACAATAACTTGTAACGCAAAATCAAGACTACCTTCATCTTGACCCTTATTCATAGCTATTAATGTACTGTTTATGGTGTCTCTATCGGCTATTGTAAGAGGTGTCCAAAATATTTTAAGGACAAGTTCTTCTCCTTTAAAAATAGAGTAGCTACTACGTTCTTCGACACTAAAAGCAGCTTTTAGTTTGTCAATGGCTCTTGTTGTTGGCATAAAAAGTTATATCTATTCCTGTAGTATAACTCAACCATAGACACTCGGCATATTACTTGTGAATCTTTTACTCGTTTCAATAAATGCAACATTTATGTCAGATAGTATTACTTTGTTTTTTGTGTATATTCTGTACCACTGTGGGGTGTAGGTAAAAGTTAACGGGCTTTTTGCTGTTCTTCCTACGTCTTGGTAAGCTATTATTCCTAAACCATTTACAGGAATTTTTGCATTTTTATTGTTTATAGTAAATCCCGCGTAATTTATCTCATTTCCTATATAGACAGGTTGCTTTAATGATGTAAATACAGATTTTTTCTTTACAGGTATTCGGGCTGTTTGACCTGGAACTGGACGACCAACTTTAGAACCGAGTTCTATCCTAAATTTACCAACTCGTTTATTTACCACTTTTGTAGGTTGTACTGGAGTTGTAGATACTTTCCAACTTTTAGCGGAGCTACCAGTCCACCAAGGAGCAAAAAACTGTAACTTATAAGCTATTTCAGCAGCAGCTCTTTTCTTTGCTTTCAGTATATGATCCTCAAGATCTTTTGTTAATAATGATATGTCTCTAGCCATTGGCGGTAAATGTGCAAGTTATAGCACTTAAAAAGTGACTATCCTGTTCGTTATTTACAGTTGTAGGTCCAGATAGTTGTGATACACGAGGAGATACTGAAAATGTATCTACGTAATTAGGTGCATTAACAGATGTAAGTCCTACTATAACTGATTCGGCTACGGCTGATGCACTTTCTGTACCTGTGTTTTTCGGTGTCATAACTCCACAACTTATGGAACCACTGTAATAAGTTTGAGCTGATCCTTGGGGTTGAGTTGTTGATTGTGTGAAGTCTAAACTGACCATCACATATTTTTTGTCTGACCCTGGAGTACTAAATGGAACGTTATCAAAAATTATATCTACAGTCGGGTCTGCATTAGACACAGCATTCTTTATGGCTGTTTCAAACGCTGCTCGTGCTTTTACTAAAGTCATTAGAAAACAATGTCTACACGAAATAAGTAATCAGATCCACCCTTTAATGTTCTTATGTTAGTAATCTTTGCAACTCTAGTTGAACCTGAAAAATTTAATTTTATTTCGTCTTGTAATAAGGGTTGACTATCTCCAATTAAATCAGGTGTTATTAGTAGCCTAGCTGTGTTTTCCTGGAATCCAGACTCTTCACTGGAGTCAATGTACTCTAATATGGCATTTATGTTATATGTGACATCAGTTGTGAATATTTTCCCCGTAGATGGATTGTAAGTTGGATTTGTTTTTCGAGTGTAAATAATACTGGTCTGCAAAGAAGGACCAATACTATTTAAAACTTGTTTTGCGGCTTTAGAAAAAACGCTATCTAATTGACCTGCCATTATCCTCTAACTACCCTCATTTGAAATGTTCCTGCTCCACCTAGCATATACGCTCCAAGGTAACTTTGTAACCAAGGATAAACATCTAAAATATTATTTACAGAACCCGTGCCTTGACTATCAGTATTGTATTTTACTTGCATATCGCCCATTTTTACTTCGGAAAAATTACCATCAGTTCCGGTTGTTCCTGTTATAGCGTCAGTATCATTGGCTAAAGCTCTAGCTAATTCATATTGTGCATATTTAATATTTACTGGAATCGTAGAACAAGCTAATTCAACACCATCGACTTGATAATTATTTCTAGGAAATTTAAGTGCCTGTCCGTCATCACATCTATCACCGTAATACACAAAGCTATCAATCCATCTAGTCGCTGATATTAATGCTCTATTCTTTTGGTCGTCTGTCTTATTTGTCCAAGTTGAAGAGTCTGGAACTGTTTCAAAATAACTATTAGCTTCTGTCAACGTGACATAACTATTAGCATTAGCATCTTTTATAGTTGCATTTATGGTAGCTGCCACGATTGATAAAGTAATTTAGTTTTATTGTAGCGTAAAGAAAAAACCCCACCAATAATTGATGAGGTTTTATGACCACAC